ATACCTTTACAGGAAGAGTCACGCCACTGCTTGAATAATCTTCCTCTGCCTCTGAGGGAAAGGTAATTTCAACAGGATGATCAGTTTTAGCATTCTGCTCTTTAGCTCGCCTTGGGGGTCTAGGTGCTGGTTCTGGCGCAGCTGGCACACTTGGCGGCGTCCATATGCCGGCGAGAGAGGGTCTAACTGAATCAGGTTTAAGCTCGCCATCATGGGCGGCCTTCATGTCTACACCTTGATGAGAGCGCCGAGCATTAAAAAGCTTTCTCCATTCATTCCTGAGTGTGCTTGTATCTACCTTAAACTCTGATTGATCAGCTTCATAAGCTTCCTTGATCCACTTTTTAAGCAGCTCAGGCTGTTTTTCGATAAACTCCATTTTGACTTCACGAAGATCTAGCGCCCGATTCTCGGTTTCGATAGTCTCATCAGCCCATAAGAGAGCATTTCTCTTCTCATTAGGATAACAGCCCCTTTCTACTCCATCTGTCTGCATTCCGTACTCAGGCGGCTTAATGATTAAAAGTATGCGAGTCATTACGTCCTCATGAGACACACCCCAACTTCTCATCTCGTCTCTGCCGTAGGCTGAGTGGTAGAGCTCGTTTTTATATTCGATTGCGCTATATCCTTTCCTAATGACGGTAGGTATTTTGTTGCGCGAGCCATTGCTCTGCCATGCTTTTACGTCTCGCTTTTCCATGTAATGAACCTCAACAATAAAACCATTGTTAAGCTTCACTTGGTCTTTCTCCCATTTACTCTTTCCAAGAGCATCTAACAAGCCTCGAGGTTTTCGAGTTGTCATGCCTGAACAATGCACCTCAAGCTTTAGATTTAGAAACCTTGTTATGAAGTAATAGTTTAGAGTTCTATCTGACCAGTCAGCACCAACAGAGTCTTCATCTCTGCTCTTGCCTAGTAGCATAACGATAGTTCCATGATTCTTTATGCCTGACTGTTTTTTACAATCCCACCACTTGACGCCTTGAAAGCCATTAGGGTGGCAATCTTGAAGATCGTCAAGGCTTGCGATGTTAGCCATTGACCCATCACGCATCTCTGTGGTCAGGGTCATCAGCGCTTGATCTCCGTCCTCATCTTTCTCGATGTACTCAAAGGGCTTGAGCCCTACCACGTCTTGAACCTCATCATAGACAAACCAAGCCATCGCCCCACTGGGGTTGTTTTTAGACCAACTGAGAAACACCACGCCGTAAGGGTTAGCCAGTAGCGTGGTCGTCTTGACGCCGATCCCGAAGTTGTCATGCAGACCGCCGGTTCGCTTAGAACTGCTGTTGAGGTGAGCCAGATACTCATACATCTCATCTGCGGTCATCCCTTTGCCATCATCTGAGAAGCAAAGCTTTTTAGGCCCACCACCCTTTAAGAATTGATGGTCAAAATAAACTTTCATCTTGGAGGCGTCTGCCTCTTTGCTGTTCATGTAGATTTCTCTGACAAACTGCATAGGCCCGATCTCAGACATGAACCTTCTAAGACTCGCGGTTGGGTTCTTATTCTTTAAAGGTTGAATCATTTTTATTTTCTCTATTCGTCTAGGGTGCTGCTTAGATGCCTAGCTTTGCGTCGCTGTATCCGAGCTTTTGAGCTTCTGCATAGATCGCGTCGATTGCGTCTGGTGTCGCGTTGTTTGGTTTATTTGCGAGCGTCCAAAGCCCGATCGTGAATACCTCCAATTCGTCCCAGTTGCTCACAGCTTGACCTCGCGCGAGAACCATCTGCACATCGTCTTCATGCGCCCAGCTGTGCTCGCTGATTTCGCCTGACTCTTCGTCGAGCTCTCCAATCTGGCTCATTTCATACAAGCCTCTGGCAATCTCTTGAGGTGTGCGCCCTTGCTCTGCCGGTGGCTCGCTGTTTATTGCCTCATGCTGTTGAGGAGGTCGCGACATCTGACGAGGGGCGCGCGATGGTGCTTGCAGCTCCTCACCTAGAGAGTCGGCGCTAATGCGTGCGCGCTCATCATCTGAAATACTCATATTGTCTGCGAGCTCATCAGGTGAGTAGATACCGCTTACAGCATCCGGATAAGTAGCACGAAGCATGAGTGTGAGCGCGCGAGCTCGTAGCATCTGCATTGGCATCTGCCTCCAATTGCGATTGTTGGTCAACCCTTGCGCCCTCGCCATTTCGATCGTAAATGTGAAAGTATGCACGATGCTCTCAGGCTCATCAGTGCGAGCGCAGGTATAGGTGCAGTGCTCTTGATCCCAAGAGGTAATCGCCATGTAACGGCACAAACCTGATCGCCTGACGACTCCTGCCATCGCGTCCGCGTTTAGCGAAGGCTTTCCCTTAAGCATGTAGGCGTTGTTTTGAGTAATCGCCATATCGCCGCCAAAATGCGCGCCAAATGCTGCATGTAGTCTGAGGCAGTCGTGTGGGCGGTCGCTGATGAGCGTTGCAATTTCTTTGGCTTGGTCGAGTGTAGTTGGTGTGTAAATAGTCATGGTTATATCCTGTGGTGTGTATGTATGTATGTATGTATGTGTTTTAGATGTTTAGCTCGAGACGTAAGCGCAAGCGCTCGATACGGTCGCTCTGTGGCTGCCCTCGCGTGACGTACCAAGCCCTCGCAACGTTAAACCAGTCGGCTTGGCTGATCTTAAACGTGCGCCCGAGGTCAGATGTGATGTGCTTCTCAAGCTCGTATTTCGTGCCGTTGTGATAGTCAGTCGGGCTAATCGGCGAGACTGCATCATAGACGGCGATGTGCTTTAGCAGATAAGCAACCTCATCTCTGGACAGATGACGGTTAAGCCAAGATTTTCGAGGGCTCGGCTCGTCGTCTTGCTCTGGTGTAAAAGCTCGGATGCCGTCATAAGCTGCATAAAGTAAACAGATCGCGATCACTGCGATCATGATTGTTAAGGGGTCAATGTAAATCATTTATTGAGCTCCTGAGCTGCTGTTAAAAACTGCTCTGATGTATAGTTGTTGGTTTGTGTGAGCCTGTTGGCTGCTGTAGCCAAGCTCTGTGCAAGATGAATCGATGGTGAGACATAGCCTGTAAGCACCCTCGATAAGTATGAGCGACTGACCTGCGCCTCTGTTGCCAGATGCCCAAGGTTATATCGCTTGGCGAAAAGGTCTGCTTTGAGTCGCGTTCGTAGATCCATGTTTGTCTCCTGTATAAAGATCATGTGAATAGACTTAAACTCTGCCTTGTGCTTTGTCAACATTTATTTTGCACAGAGGGCAAATACAATTTGACCTAAGACAGCATCGTATTTATACATAGAGCACACCCTTTAACAGGAGGCACTATGAGTAAAGCGCTTACAAACGCGCAACTGATCAAAGCGATCGGGCTCGACAAGAGCACCAACCCGACAGCGAAATACACTCTTTTAATATGCGCGCATGTGTGCATGGATTGGCGAAAAAGGTATGCGGCGATCAGCGCTGACGATATTGCAGAGGCGAGCTCGCAAAGCTCAAGACAAGTCAAGCGACACTTTAAGGCATTGATTGAAGCTGGCTGGCTTCAAAGGCGATCAGAGATAAGATCTAAAGGCCTGCATCATAAGTCTGTCACGACATTAAACATAGCCAAAGCTCAAGAGATTCTTGATGGGCTCTGCGATGTGACAGAATTGGTCAAACCCGATGTGACAGAATTGGTAAGCCACGATGTGACAGAATTGGTAAAGCCTGATGTGACAGAATTGGTAAAGCCTGATGTGACAGAATTGGTAAGCGCCAAAAGTGTCACAGCTGATGTGACAGAATTGGTCAAACCCTTACCAAAAATGGTCAAACCCTTACCAAAAATGTCACACATATCAATATATACCAATAATAAACAATATAACAACAATAGAGAAGAGGCAGAGCCGGAGCTAGAAAGCGCGCGCGAGGATCGCGAGCCGAGCAATGAAGAGCAGCAGAGGGCAGACCTTTGGGATAGCATCATGGATGACCCCAAGCCTGAGATCACAGAAGAGCTGCGCGATGGTCTGTGGTACGTCTCAGACATCTACGACGAGCTTGATTACAAGCGTAAAATAATATGGGAGATCAATCATCATGAGCGACAGGATATAAGACGAGCGCTCTGGAATCACTCAGACGGTGACAAGCTCTATACTAAAATGAAACATGAGAGGATAGCACCTCGATCTGCGATCGATTGGGTCGGTCTTCAAGCAGCCGGTCATATGCCAGCGATCAAGACACCTAAAGCGCCTCCTCAAAAGCCAACGAGCTACACTGTGACACCTGAGCGACAAGCAGAGATACTCGCAGCAGATCAGGCATGGCTTAACATCATCAACAGCAAAGGCAATGATGAATGGTAGACTATCAGAGCATCGATGCTGAAACGTTCCCAGAGTCTGAGTGGCAGAGCTCATCAGGCATGCTCTCGAGCACTCCACTGCCCTATTGCGGCGGCTGTAATGAAGGATGGACTTTTACCGAGCGCGACAATGAAACAGCACAGACAGCAAAGCGCTGCAACGTCTGCCACCCTCTGCGACGTAAATTAAAAAACCTAGAGCGCGCGCGCTTGCCGTACACAGCTCATCAGCACACTCTTAGCAAGTATGAATGGGATACAGACAACCAGCGCGAGCGAGTCGGCGCTGTGCTTGATTGGATACATGGGCGCACAGATCCTGTTGATAAGCCCTCTGTTCTTATGTACGGCAGGCCCGGCAACGGTAAAAGCTCCATGCTTCATATCCTAGCTAAACATGCAGTGTTCGCAGGTAAGAGGGCGCTGTACATAACCCATGAAGGTCACTTAATGGACTTAAAAGCGAGTTTTAACCAAGAGAGGCGATTGCAGCTGCATGAGATGCTCGAAGGTATTGACCTTCTCTGCTTTGATGAGATCGGCGGCATGGGTGGCGGCGGCAACTGGACACAATGGAGCAAAGCGCAGACGCTAGAGATGATAAGCGCGATTCATGACAGATGGTCATCTAAAGCGCTGTCAGTAGTCGCAACAACAAATCTACACCCTCGCCAAGTGCTCAAGCAGCTCTTAGACAATAACAGCGCAGCGCGCTCGAGGCTCGGGCAGATGTTTGGCAAGCCTGTTGAAATGATAGGGCGCGACCGTCGCGAGGCTGTTGCCGATGGTTGGGACTGAGTGCATGTTATCTCAGTTAAAATTAAAATTGACTTAAGTTAAAATAAATTGTTGACAGAGAGCAAAAGGGGTGATAAATCTATTTTCAGATGGTGAGCAAAGGAGCTCACACAGACACAGCCCACAGGGCAAGACAAATGGAGACAGAATGAAGATTCCAGCAAACATCATCGACGGCACAGCAAGCATCAAGCAACTCAAAACATGGATGTACACCATTGAAGATTTCGAAAATGAAGAGGCGCACCGATGGCATGATGTTAAAACTAAAGGTGATCATATCTTTATGTCTCACCTCTCAGAGACGGCAATCGCAACCTATGAGCATACAAGCGGCGAGCAGAAGATCTTGACTCACATTCTCAAGACAGTTGCACACCGGCTTGTCGGTGATGAGGTCGTTAGTGTGCCTCGAGTATCAATTGCTAATGTTTATCAGAGTGACACACTCACCAGCATCTGCATCTCTGAATATGCAATATAACAAGACGAGCCTTAAACACTAAAGGAAAGCCGGTCATAAGATCGGCTTTTTTGTTTTCTGCCTAAAGCATAAGGTAAACCTCTAAAGCACGATCTCTAAGAGCCTCGGCATGTCTTCGACCTCTTCAACACATGCGCGCACTGCCTCTGCATATTCTCTGATCTCTGCTTGCGCATGGCTATCAAGTCGCAGCTTTAAAAAATGTATCAGCGCATGGAGCGAGCAAGACCAGTAACACTCAGACAGCAGCGAAACCGGCAACACGGTGCGCGCTTGCTCTTTGCACACACCTAGACTCAGCAGCTCTTCATATGCTCTGTGTGCATGATCAATCGCTCGTATGTAGATCATCTCAGAGCGCAGCGCTTTCTCGTCATCAAGACGACCGCCTGAGCCTTGCTTTATGCTCTCACTCTGCTCTCGCCAGCCGTTTGACTGCCAAAACTCGCAATCGAATTGCACATATCTGCCGCTAATTTCGTTCCATGCGCAGCCGATTTGGTGTTTCATCCACTGCCTGAGAACAAAGATCGGCGCTTTAATATGGAAGGTGAATTGGACATGCCTAAACGGTGAGGTGTGCTTATGCGTCCATAGGTAATTGACTAAGCGCCAGTCTTTATCGCTCATCTCGAGCGTGTGCTTGCCCATTGATACTCTGGCACTATTAACAACGCTCAAGGGTGAGCCCATGCCATCGACCAGCTGCACCGAGCCTCTGCCTATTGTAATCTCGTTGCTTTTCATTTATTGTTCTCTTGTCATGGTTGATGTGAGACTGTGGTTTGTATGTATTGATAAAGGTGCAGCGCTCTTCTAGGGCGCTGCGCCATCCCTTCAAGGTAACAAGTATTATGAATAAAATCTGGCTTATCGGTCATGTCGGGCAAAAGCCCGAAGCGCGCGGCGCAGAATCTCAAGTGGCTGCTTTCTCTCTCGCTGTCAAACAGTGGCAGAAGGGCGGCGAAAAAACAACGATCTGGTTGCGCTGTGTGGCGTTTGGTAAGGCTGCTCAGAACATCTTGACCCATGTAGACAAGGGCTCGCACATCGCAGTCACAGGCTCGATTAAGTATAAGACATATGAGCGCGAGGGCTTGAGCAAACAAGAGGTCGAAATCTCTGTTGATTCGTGGGAGTTTTGCGGATCAAAGCAGAAGCGAAACGAGATTGGAAACCAAGGGCCGGCAGTCAGCTGGTCAGGTGGCGAGAGCTGGTCATGACACACAAGCAGCGAGCTGAGAAGGTTGGCGAGCGCCTCGTACATCTAAGAGGGCTCATGATGCACATACTGCTCAAAGATTTTCGGCTAAGTCTTGCAGATGCAGAAGATGTCTATAGCGAGTCTTGTATTTACATGCTTGAGAGGGGCTGCTTGTTAATAGATGTCGATAAAGACTTTGATGTAGCGATTAAAACAACTGTTAAGCGTCGAGCATTGAATTACATTAGAGATAGAAAGCGCATGCACGTTGGCATATTTTCGCCCGAAGGTGAAGACTACGGCTATCTCGCAGACGATAGAGAAGACCCAGTGCATATCGAGCAGGCGATTGATCGCGAAAAGGTCATGAGCTTGCTTAAGCTTTGGTTTATTCTGCCGAGCGAGCAAGCTGTGCTCAGCCACCTAGATAAAAGCATTAACATGCGCCATATGTCGGAGCTCACAGGCTACAATCTACACACGCTCACAGGAGCGTTCAGGCGTATGAGGCAATTTGCGAGAGACTTATGACCAAGAATGAACGCTTAAAAGCTATGGCAGCGAGAGAGCAAGGGCGCACAAATCGCACAAGCGCGCGCGAACCTAAACACGGGCCATATGCTAAAAAAAACAAACAGAAGGTCGAGCTCCTGTTGTCTCTGCTCGCCGAAGGTCATAGCATCGAAGCGGCAAGCGTTGGCGCTAATATACCTCGCCGCACGATCTATGACTGGATCGAGGCGCATGAGCAGTTTGCCGACGAGCTCCAAGATGCAAAGCACGCAGCCGAGGGTCACTTGCTTAAGTCGCTCTTGAGCGTAGCTGCTCGCAAAGACGATGCGCAGACGTATCGCTGGTTACTCTCTAAGCGCCGACCCGACATCTATGGAGACAAGCAAGAGCTGCAGGTAAGCTCAAAAGTAGAGAACGGCGTGCCAGAGGTGCTCGCCATGCTCGAGCAGACCAACCACCTCGTAAATGAAAGAGCTGGCTCGGACTCAGACGAAGACGCCTGAGCCCAAGCCAAAGCAGCAGGCGCAAAATGGCACAAGCGAAATTAAAAATCAATAGACCTCATCTGCATGAGACTTGGACACCCGAGCAAATGCGCGCTGCTGTCGTGCGTATTCACAATCGTTTTCAAGGCTTGGTGCAGTCTGTGATCGAGTCCGCCGACTTTGCTAACTATCGCATAACTAAACAGCCACTTGAGCTCGGTAGACCGGCGTGGCCCGATCCTGCTGAGTATTGTGATCTAGTCTTAGCTCGGCGATCGGGTGCGAGTGTCGCTGCTATCGAGGTGAAGACGAGGCATGTAAAATATGGCGAGCAGCGCCAGTCGGGCGAGATCCTCGAAAGCGTGTTAGATCATATGGGCTCTAAGCTGCATCAACTGCAAAGGCTGGCTTATGAGCACGATGCTCTTTGGGTCGTTATCCTCGGCTTATATCGCGTGCCGTTTCAGGCTGCAGCTATCAACTATCGCACAGAGTTTGAGGTGGTGATGATATGGGGCAGAGATGTCGGCAGAGATAGCCCGATGTCGCGTGCGAGCTTTCCTAGCCTTGATATGTTTGATCGGGCGATCTGTAGCTGTGTAGACCCTGTTGATTTTTGGTCACTTGCTTCACTGCCTCGACTGCCTTTACCCAATCGAGACACGACAGAGCTCGAGGAGCTCGTGGCGCACAGCAAGCTCAAGCAGAAAGCCAAGCGAGCACTTTTAGCGATTATTCAGTGGCCCGAAGAGAGCATGCCTCTGCGCACATATCTGCGCGAGTTCAGCTCTGCAGACTGCTCAGAATATGCGCTTAAGCATTATGTGCTTAACTTCATAGATGCAGGTGTAGTCGTTGGTTACAAAAAGGGCAAGCGTGCGCATCGTTTGGCAATAGACGAGCAAGCGCTGCTCGCTTACTTGATCGAGGTTGATCGTGAGTGAGTTTGCATTAAATGACTTACAGCGCGAGGTGATCGCAGGCATACGCAGAGCCGACCGAATTATAGCTGCTCGATGTGGTTGGGGCTCTGGCAAGACGAGCTCGCTGATCTTTGCGATGTGGTTTTTATCTAAGATCAGACCAAACACAACAAGCCTGCTAGTGACAGACACCAACGCTCGATATAACTCTGTACTCATGCCCGAGATTGAGAAATGGCTAGCGCCTCGAGGGTGGGTTTACAATCACACCTTAAGGCAGTGGACTGATCAGCATACAGGCAGCTCGGTGCTGTGTCGCTCGTATTTTCGACCGAACACTAGAGACAGCAGCCATAATCCTCTCGAGGGTATAAACGTGACATCAGGTGTCGCTCTTATTGATGAATGCCAGACCCTCGGCGCAGAGGTTGCAAATAAAGCGCTCGGTCGTTTGCGCTCTGGGCCTTCACCGACTTTAATTCTTGTCGGTTTGCCGGTTGCAGATGCTTGGTGGTGTCAAATGGCAGAAGATGCAGGATGCTCGCCGCTGCTGTTTACAAGCTATGTGAATCAAAGCAACCTCTCCGACGAATGGTTTGAGGCAACAAAGCTGCTACCACCTGACGAGCGCGAGGCGATGGTACTCAACAAGCCCAAGCCTCCAAGCGGCTTGGTGTATCAAGAGTTTGACAGCGAGCGGCACGTCATAGACGACTTTGTGTATAAGCCTGAGATGACTGGCAGGATCGCCATCGATTGGGGATTTCGTAAACCTTCGGTACTTATCATCGTGTATGATGAGGCTCGCGAGGCTTCAGTGATCGTGCATGAAATAAACCCACAAGAGGTAACAATCTCACAGTTGAGCGAGATGATCTTGCGAGTTGCCTGGCCTCGAAGTGATAAAGCCAACGCACCGAGCGCTCGGATATGGCTCGATACTGGATGCGCAGACAAGGCAGGCAAGGCTCGCAATGATCAAACAGGGCGCAGCGCTTTTAGAGAGATCGCCAAGAGTGTCGGGCAGGGTGGCATAGGCATGCCCTTGCGTCATACAACAGACCCAGTGCGCACCGATATTTTAAATGGAGTGCAAAAGCTCAAGCGTGCTTTTAATCAGTCGCGCTATTTAATCACGCGCGAGGTGTGGCGCAAAGGCGAGCGCGCAACAGGCAACAGCCTGCGCAAGGCGCTCATGTCTTATGCTTGGGATAACAAAGAGCAACCTAAAAAAGACGGTCGCGAAGATCCTCTTGATGCGTTGCGATATGATGCCATTTTCCATTATTGGGCAGACGCTATCAGCAAAGCATCTTATGCTAGACGCAAGCCGAATCGCAACAAGCGATCAGGCATACACACATCATCTAGGAGCTTCTAATGGCTGACCCTGCATTACCACCCTCGCTGATTGAAAAGGTGCTTGACCCTAACAACCTTGTCGCAGTTGTTACAGTTGGCTTGATGTACATGCTTTACAAGTTTACGAGCAGACGCTTTGAGCTTGAGGCAGAGGAACAAAAACAGATAGTCGAGCGCATAGACGATTTACATGATGAGATCATGAAGCTCGAGGGCAAGGTTGAGACGCTCCTGCGAGGTCGCGATGTCTAGCGAGTACCCTGCGCTCGACAGAGTTGATCTGACAGCCGAAGAGCCTGTGAGCTCCTCTGTTGATCACCCCCAGCATTATCACTCGCAAAGTGGCATCGAAGTTATAGACGCGATCGAGGCTTGGGGCTTGGGCTTCTGCCTTGGCAACGTGATCAAGTATGTGGCGCGCGCTGGATATAAAGACAACGCACGCGAAGACCTACAGAAGGCGCTCTGGTATCTTATGCGAGAGCTGGCTAGGTATGAAGACAGTTAAAGGCTAGGCTTGACAAATCGCAGCTATATCACAACACTAGCTATGATATAGAGAGACGAGGCTTTAATGCGTAAGCTTGATTATGAGGCATCAACAGACGAGACACCTCGCCACATGCGCGCGCTTCACCCTCGGTTTAAAACTAGAGGCATAAGCGGCACGCAGCTCTCTGGCGGCATGATCACAGGCTATGAGCGCAATGCTCATGTGACCGGCTTGAATTGGGTAAGAGAAGCCGAGGACATGCTGCGCACAGACCCTGTTGTGCGTCGATCATGGCACATGCTCAGACAGACCCTGCTTAGTGCGACTTGGCGCTTTCAGGCAGGTGATGAGGGCGACCCTCTGTGCGAAGAGTATGCACGCTATGCAAATGAGTGCTTCGGGCTCGATGGCTATGCAGGGCAGATGTCTGCGAGCTGGGAAGATCAACTAAGCTACTTACTTGAGTTTGTGCCGCTCGGTTATCGCTATGCAGAAGAGATCTATAAAGTCGGGCCTGATGAAAATGGCAAGGTCAAGGTGTGGCTCGATCTGTATGCAGATCGTGAGCCCTCGGCGCATCTGCGGTGGCTGTCGCGCGACAATCAAAAGCTCGATGGTGTGATGCAGATGGTTGTAGGAGTCGGCAAGACTCCTGAGCCTATACCTTCAAACAAGCTGCTTATGCTCACACTTAACAGAACCGGCTCTAACTTCGAGGGCTGTGGCATGCTGCGCCCTGTGTGGTGGTGGTGGCGCACTAAACAGCGCATCGCGAATCTAATGTGTGTCGGTGCTGATCGTTGGGCAACGCCTACACCTAGGGTCAAAGTCGATAGATCTGTGGCAGAGATGCAAGGCTTAACTGACTCTGATATTAATGCCATGATCGACGATGCAGAAGCACAAGCCCAAGCTTTCCTAAGTGCAGAGCAGAGCTATTTGATCGATAATCCTGTTGTCAGCTTCGATCAATATGCGAGCGCCCCAAACCTATACGCGCAAGGGCCTCTCGAAATTATCAAAGAGTGTGACAATCAGATCTCTCAAGCTTTCCTTGCTCAGTTTGCAAACCTCGGCATCTCAGACACAGGCGCGCGCTCGGTCGGCGAGGTTCATTTGTCTGTATTTAGACGAGCGGCGATTAATCTTTGCGACATCGTTGCCTCTGCTGTTTCAGGTGTAGACCGAAGAGGAGCTGGTACGATAGGAAGGTTGATTCGATGGAATTACGGGCCGGTCGATCCAAGCAAGCTGCCAAGGTTAACACACACAGGACTCGACACAGACGACCTCGCAAACAACCTCGCAATGCTTCCACAACTTGTTACGTCAGGTTTGCTGACACCAGACGACGAGCTCGAGCGAGCTATAAGGGAACGACTCGGAGCTGGCGACCTACCAGAGGAGGCACAACGATCAGCCATCGAGAGAACAGTAAGCGCAAGTAGCGGCATCGCTGCGCTGGCAGAGGCGGCACAGAGGAGGCGACGCGATGGCGCGCACTAAAGCTCAGACACCTGCACCCAAGCGCGACCAAATCAAGGGCAGCGACAAGAACCCAAAGGGCTCGGCATCTGGCAAACGAGGGAGCATAGAGATAAGCGAGGCAGTCGAGCGCGCGCTGCGTAACATGATCGACAAGCACAACGATCGCTATAAATCAAAATCTAAAAAGGTTGATATTGGCGCAGTCAAGGCAGTCTTTCGCCGAGGCGCTGGTGCGTTCTCGACATCACACAGGCCCGGCATGACTCGCAACCAGTGGAGCTATGGAAGGGTCAAAGCTTTTTTAAAGCTCGTTGGTACAGGCGAGCGCAAAGAAGCCTACACAGGCGACCTCGATCTGTTGCCAAGTGGACACCCTCAAAAGGCAGAAGCCAAAGGCGAGGCGGCTCTGCTTACTCCTAAAAAGTATGATCATATAGACTTTACACCTCCACAGGGTGCTCGCAAGGCAGCCGAAAGATCTCTGAGGAGACGAGCGCAGAAACCTCAGAGCCAACGAGGCATGACACCTGTGGGCATTGCGCGCGCGCGCGATCTGATTAATGGTGTTAAGTTATCGCCTGAAACCGTTAGACGCATGCTCGCATATTTCACTCGACATGAGATCGACAAAGAGGGCAGCACTTGGGCAGACTATGGCAAAGGTCGTCAGGCTTGGGATGGTTGGGGCGGCGATGCCGGTTATACTTGGTCGCGAAAGGTAGTTGATCAAATGAACGCAGCAGACAAAAAGACAGCGCTTAGAGCATACGGCGAGGCAGTGCAGCTCAGTGAGCGACCAGCGTACGAAGTGCCAGAGGGTCTAACCGTCGGCAAGCCATTCAAAACTCTAGCGCTAGGTCAGGTGAGCTCGCGCATGAATGGCGAGGCAGTTGGCGCGG